GCTCGACGTAATTCATAGATATCCCTTCCATGAGCAAACCATTCCCGTAATGCTCCATCTATGTTATTCATACACTGTTCCTCATTAGATACAGATGTAGATTTAAGTACTGAATGTAAACTTTTAAAAATGGATGACTCATCCAATGCACCGAAGATTAAACCAGTTTCGGGATTGACAATGTTTTTCCTCTTCAATAAATCCGCTGTTTCATCAGTCATAAATTTTGTAGGTGTAGACGTTTTATCAGGCATAGTAAATTTCATATCATTAGCTTCTAAAAAATCAGCTACTGCAATATGATTAAATTCGTCAAAACCTGCACGAACTGAACTTTTCGCATCATCTCCATATGTAATTAACGCACAAACCTCTTTAAATGGAGGTAAATCTTTACGATCAGCATAAATATGAAAATAAGCACATCTAAATAACAAGGCATTTACAATAGAATTAATATAAACTGTTAAATTTTGCCCAGATGGATTGGATCCTACATGTTGAATGTAATCTCCATTATATGCCATCAAAGGTTGACAAATATCTGTGGCAATACCTTCCATGATAGAAATATCGCGTTCACTATAATTACCTGTTGACGTTGCCATATCAATAAGAACACGAAAAGCTGCAGCCATCAATTGGCTAGACATGCGCAAATCGTATTTGCTATAATCGCCAGCTAAAATACGATCCGCACCATATTTTTTAACATGTTCAGACAATTCGTTCCATTCAGGTCCATAAGGATTGACCCCGACTGCACACTCAGATACAAGGGGATACAGTGATAGAATACGTGCCAAAGGAAGATAGTATTTACGCACTAATAATTGTAAAGCTAATGGAGCAGCTTGAAATACACGAACTTTATCCTTCTCCATAGGCGTAGGTTCATCTTTCAAAGAAGCTTTAAAAACAGGATAACAACGTCTACCTGCCAAATATTCTTCTTCCATTCTTTCAAATTCGTTCCAAAATCGCTCATTTAACTCCATAGGACAAGAAAAATTATCAAAATCTTCTGGATTTAACGCAGTAAGATAAATTGCTTTTGGACCTGCTAAAGGATATCCAACAGAAGTTAAAGGCTTCATTTTATCAATAAATCTTTTACCATCAATACCGCATACCGTTTCCATTCGTGAAAGTGGATGAATCTCATTTTTTAAAGGCTCGTTATCAGTTATCAATTTAATCAAAGGTAATTTAAAATCAATAACGGCTTTTTGTAGTAATACTCCCTTCATACCAATGGAAGGATTACTAGAATATTGAAGGGAAGCTTGCCAAGGCTTCCACCTCTCGGGACCAAATTTAGGTGGGCCCCATTTTTGTGTAACACCAGTTACAGCTGCTACAATATGTGAAATATTAGTGTCAATTACTGTTGATCGCATAACAGATCTACCTTCAACAGTACCATAAATTTTAACATTATTCCCTTTAGGTAAAAATCTAGTTGGACTCTTATAATGTACGTCTTCATGCTTAAAAAATTTCACTCCATACTGTTCAGTCATTATTGTTCCTGTACTTTTGGCTAATAAAACTCCTTCCAAAGCTCTTAATTGAGCTTCAGCATCACGAAGCATAGATAAAGTAAACTGACCTGCACCTCCACGATGAGCTGCACCTCCTAAATGGAATCCTAAAATTTGTTTCTTAACTGAATCGGAAATCCATGTTCCCATACACATACCATCAAATGTCTTCTCAGCTAAACGGTAATTAAATCCTTTAAAACTAGCAACATGTGTATAAACCATTCCTGGTGCAAGTTTTGCTTTATAATCAGCACGTTCTCCTGACTTCTTTTTATAAATCATGGTTGCTGGTACAGAATGATAATCTCCCAAAGCAAAATACTCACTTAAATCCTTCATACTACATGAATTAGACACCCATGCCATATAAAGATCCATATTAGGAATTTTAACAGCAAATTTTTTGCTTAAACGTGATTTAAAATAAGCACCATTAGTATTATCGCCTCTACGATAAAATTTTGCTATGACTTCATCCTCAATCCACATATGAGCAGGAATAATTGTAATATTAGATTTAGGAAAAAATGCATTACAATATTTGGTAGATTTGGAATCTGTTAATTCCATATAAAATAAATTCTTAAATACATTGTGCTTCAATTGATCATGTGTACAACGTTCTGCTATTTCGGTCGAAGGTAATTCAGAAACGTGAACTTCTGCCCAAGGATCACCTTCAGCATCTCTTTGTTGAATATCTGCACGAGATGTAGGTGTTAAAGTTCCTTGCTGAGTTAATACTCTAGTACTCTTATACGCTTTAACCAACATATAAATTACTCCTAATACAGAACCTGTAACTGCAATTGTTGCTACATGGTTATCACGAATTCTTTTAAAAATCAATGGCATAGCGCCATTGGCATCTCTTAATTGGCGTATTAATTGCGATTTTTTCATCATCAACTTCCTTCCATACATAAATGTGGAGGAAAAAATGATAAATAAAGCTAACAAGAAACTCCAAAAAATGGATATTAAGCCTATAAAAATTGACCCTTTCCAAATATTTTGAGAAACTAAAGTTTCAGCATTAATTTGATGTCTACGTAAATACGTTAATAACATATCTACATATCGATTATCAAAGAAATATGTTGGTAAATAATTTGTCCATTGTAACCATTTTGAATCGTATATACAAATTTCAGAAATCAAAGATCTAATATATTCAGTTTGTTGCTCAAACATTTGATTATCTAAAACACACTTACACATACAACCTGGTAAGTGACATTTAGAACAAAATTCCATTTTTTCATCAAGATTAGAAGCAAAATCTACTACATCTAATTGATTACGAAAATGTCTCATAGACATATTTTTGGAATAAACTACCAACTCCATAATATTCATTGTTGCATGATAACAAATATTGCCATTACTTGGATCAAAATGTGGACTAAATACTTTAATATCCCATAAATCGGGAATAGCAGGAATTCCATTTGGGTATTTGTCATGAACTTTAGAAGAATCTAATCTCCCATCATCCATAGCAAATTCCTTCTTAACAGTTACATAAGTTTGAATTGGAAATCTACGAGCAATAGAATATGGCTCGTTGGAATATTGTCTAGCAATAGTGTTAATATTTACATTTGACGTTCCAATGACACAACGTGGTTCAATTGAAACTTTACCTTTTAATTCAGCTTCTGCCATATTAGCATAGGCGGGAACGTTATTAATAATTTCGATAACCTTGGCTACTGGTGATTTCTCAACAAATTGCGCTTGAGTGTTACCTAAATCATCAATGAAAATTCCATTCATAAAAGAACGATAGGTAGACATATATTTATCAGCTTCATTAATAGTGATTAAACGCTCATCACTTGCGTCAAATCCATTGGCTAGTAAAACAGTTCGCATTAAAATGGCACTAACAGAAGATTTTCCTACACCAGAAGGACCCTCTACATATATTGCAAAAGGTGCTTCTCGTAATTTTCCATCTACACGTACTGTAATAAAATCTGATCTAATCTTACGCAATTGAAATAAACGATCAAATAAAATTTTCTTTTCCCATGTTCCTTCAGCTGCTTTATAAAGTGAATCAGCAGAATCAATAAGATGGGTTAATTTAAAATCAAAATCGTTTTCAGTGATTTGTTTTTTGCGTAATAAATTTCCAGCTTTCATAAATGGAGCTAAATCCAACATTTCAAAATAGTCTGCTTCAAATTGCTGAGCAGCATCACCTGAAAAAATAAAAGGTGAAAAAGATCCTATTTTAAAACATTTGTAACCTCCTTCTATGAAATATGAAACAGTTTCAATAACTGCCCCAATCATATCTGAAGCTGTGACATGATGTTTATAAGATGAAATGGAAAAAATGCGAATTCCATTTACATCAAATTTAAATTTAGCAAGGTCACATAAACCCAATGCTGCACTCATACTGAGTAAAGTGGAAATTTTCTTAAATGCATTATTTTGAACAACTGCACTCCAGTTGTCTTTGCAACTTCTCATAAGTCTAATCCATTCAGGAATAGAATCAGACGATTGAGGAGTTAACAAATCAAAATCGCATTCAATTTTGATATATTCTACCATTTGAACTAAAACACTGCCTGTACAATGTGTTTTAAGAAACAAAAATAAAATAGCTGCTACTTGACGCGATGAGCTAGCGTCACGTAAAGCAAAGAAAAGAGCTGAAATATTTTCTACTTCAGACAAAATCAAAGAAGTATCAATACCTGGCACAATAGGTAAATACGATAATAAATCTGCCGTTGATGGCAAAATGCCTGCTTGATTTTTAAGTAAGCTCTTTTTTGCAAAATGTTCTTTGCGTGTCTTTTGAATTGCTTGAATTAACAATTTCTTAGCATTAGCTTTATGCTTGTTAGTGCGTTTATTCTTCCATTTGGAAGAATTAATAGATTTGGTATTAGTAAAGTTGTTAATAATTGGCATGTTTGTGATTTGTTTAAGTTAAGTGTCTCATGATCCTTTAAAATAATAAAGAACCAGAGAGCTACCTAACCCAAAAAGGGTTTTGGAATTGCTCATCTGGCAACCCGAAGTTTAATCCAAGTTATAAATTTTCCTGCTAAAATTATATAACTCTTTGTCGATAGGACCGGAATATCTTTATAAGGATATTCGTTAACATCTCATCTGGTTCATTAAGCCAGAAACTATCTCTTCGGGTTTAATCTCCCTGTGCGTTGCGGAAAACGCCCAGGCCGAAAGGGTGTTCGTAGTTTTCATTAATAGAGCCATACGAATAGGCTGTTAGTTAATTAAGATTGTAATTTAGGTACTTCCTTATTTACATAAATTCTTTGTTAAAGTCAGTGAGTTGATTTATAAAGTCAACGTATATCTGCTAATTGTTGATTACAATTATTAAATCTTGTTATTAATTATTTATTACTCGCTTTAAGTGATTAGTATTACGAGTTTTGTCCTCTTATGGATAGATAAAAGAGACACGGATTATCATTTACAATAATGATTGTACCGTCGTTTTATGATTTTTCAAAAATAGAAATACAAATAATTTGAAAAGGTGATTTAATTCTTTTCGTATCTCAGAAAAAATAAATAAAATATCAATTAATCTCAAGAAACGGATATTATAAAAGGCGAATTATATAAATGCTATTAAAGCAATTATATAATCGGCATAATATCGGTTAACAGGAGTGGACTGTTAGATCCACTAAATCGATAATACGTCCATATAGGTGCTTAAATAAGC